TTTGATTGGGTGACATTAGGTGTTGGTGGATTTGTTAAAGGTAGGTTGTATGAATTGATGGGCTGGGAGGGAAGCGGGAAGTCTACAATTTGTGGACATGCTGCTGCTAATTGTCAAGCTCAAGGAGGAAAGGTGCTCTATATTGATGGAGAGCATGCATTGGATAAGAAGTATTTCCAAGCTCTTGGTGTCAACACTTCTGAAATGCTTATTGCTCAACCTAGCTGTGGTGAAGAGGGATTTAACATAGCTATTGACATGATAACCACTGGAGAGCTTGATCTTGTCATCATTGACAGTGATAGCAGTTTGATTCCCAAGAAGGTGCTTGATGGTGAGGTGGGTGATAGTTCCATAGGTTATAAAGCAAGGTTGAATAGCAATGCCTATCCTAAGCTTAAGACAGCTCTTTCCAATAATGGAACATGTGTTATTGTTGTAAGTCAATATCGTGAGAAGATTGGAATTATGTTTGGCAATCCCACAACAACTCAAGGTGGACATGCTCTTAAGTTTTATTCCGATGTACGCATAGAAGTGAGCAAGAGTTTGGCCAAGGATGGAGATGTTGTTTATGCCAACACTACAAAAGTGAAAGCTGTAAAGAACAAAATGGGCAACCCTTACAAACAATCTCAGTTTGAAATTGTGTATGGTGAGGGTATTGACAAGATGGCTGAAATAATGGAGCTGGGAAATGAGCATGATATATTCAAGAAATGGGGAAAAACCATCACACTTGATGAAGTGAAATACGACATTGAGGATTTCAAGAAAATGGTGATGGATAATGAAGAATTCTATAACAACATTGTTGAAAAAATAAAAGAGAAAATCAATGGCTCTGAAGATACAGTTCAAGAAGTTGTACAATAGCACAAAGCTCCCTGTAAAAGGGAGCTTACATGCTGCTTGTTATGATGCTCATGCTGCAAGTATTTCATTTGACAATAACAATAGTGTTGTTATAGGATTGGGATTTGCCACAAAGATTCCTGACGGGTATAGAGGAGTGATAGTGCCTAGAAGTGGATTTACAAAGACTAACTGGGTGATGAATAATGGAATAGGAGTGGTGGATAGCGACTACATTGGGGAGTGGATGATGAAGATAAAACCTATTGATGGAAAGATATATGAAACCCCTCTACCTTTCATTATTGGTGACAGATGTTGCCAGATATATTTTGAGAAGGTGCTAGATGTGGAGTTTGTAGAAGTGGACGAGCTAGAAACTACAGAGAGAGGAACAGGGGGATTTGGTAGTACAGGCTTATGAACAAGTGTAAGAAGTGTGGAAAGAATTGCGTAGGGGAATGGTGCTTTTCACACAAGCCAAGAAAACCATTAAAAGCAAAACCTTCTGAGAAGAACAAAAAACCATTGTTTGATTTCTTCTTGAGCATATGGAACAAAAGACAACATATTTCTGAAATAAGTGGAGAGGGGCTTGGAAAACAGCCTCTCTCCATATTTTTTCATCATATTCTTCCAAAAAGCAAATATCCTGAGGCTGAGTTTGATGAAGATAATATAATTCTTGTTACCTTTGACGAACATCAGATGGTGGAAATAGACATGTATAAGTATGAGGAAGTGAACAACAGAAGGCAAATGCTAATAAGGAAGTATGATGAGAGAGCCAAAGAAGGAGTTCAAGAGTGACATAAGGTACAAGATTACGCTAAATGATGAACAAAAAGAAGCCAAAAGGCTGATTATTGACCATCAGATAGTGGTCATCACTGGTAGAGCTGGTAGTGGAAAGTCGTTAATTGGCGCTCAATGTGCTTTGGATTTTCTTTTTAAGAAGCAAGTGGACAAGGTGTTTGTCACAAGAGCCACTATTGAAGTGGGATCTAGCATGGGATTTCTACCCGGAGCTCTTGAGGAAAAGTTCAATCCTTATATGGAGGCTTTTCAGGAGAATCTGTTCAAATGCTATGATGAGCAGAAGGTCAATGATTTGATAAACAACAAGAAAATAATGGCCTATCCTGTGCAATTCATCAGAGGAAAGACAATTGACGATTTGTTGATTGTTGAGGAAAGTCAAAATATGAATAAAGCTCAAATGCTAGCTATTCTCACAAGGCTTGGGAAGACAGGAAAGATTGTGATAAATGGAGACAATGAGCAGAAGGATATAAGAGATGAGTACAATGGTCTTAGTTATGTTATTGAACTATCAAAGAAAATAGATGAAATCAAATGGATTAAGCTCAAGGAGAATCACAGGAGTGATATTGTTGCTCGTATTCTTGAATATGAGTATGGCAAGTGAAGGATGTAGAAGTCCTAAGTGCTATGTGAGGAAAGCAGCAATGTTAGACAGTAATACAGCTAAAATCAAATAATAGGATATGGAAAAAAATCAATTCTACTACACCCGTAAGAATGGGGAAAAGGAAGTGAAGGACAGTTTTAATGTAAACAAGGTGATTCGCACTGTTATAGAAGATGATGGAAGGACGCTTGTTCTTCTGGATGATCTTCATGAGCGTGTGTTGGAGGTGCCTATTTACGACCAAAGAACAGGTAAAGTCAAAGAAACACGAAGAGAAAGGAACACCTACCAGTCTGAAATCCATCTTGAGCCTGAAGATGCTGAAAGGTTTTATAAACTGACAAAAATTGACGACTGATGAAAGAGTTTAAGAAACTTAGAGGGAATCGTGTATATCTTAACATTCCTGAATTCAAGGAAAGCCCCATCTATCTCACAGAGGAATTGAAACAGGCATTCATCGAGGAAGAGAAAAAGAGATATACCAGCTTGGAAGTGTATGCTGTAGGTGATCTGGTGACAGATATTGCAGAAGGTGACAAAGTTATGGTGGATCCTCAAGCTCTTCAGAATGCTTCTGTCATCAGCATCAGTGATGCTAAGAAAGTGATACTAATATCTCCGTTTGACATCATCCACATTTGGTAATTATGTTACTATCTGCAAAATGTATAACCTATGGAAGAGTGGAGTTTCTGGAAGAGTCACTCCACTCTTTCCTTATTCAAGAATATGATGGGGAGAAAGAAATGGTGATAGTCAATGACTGTCCATTTCAAAAACTCATCTTTGACCATCCCAATGTTAGGATATTCAATCTGAGTGAAACCTTCAATACTCTTGGGGATAAGGAAAACTTTGCTACAGAGCAATGTAGAGGAGAGGTGATAATGCAATGGGATGATGATGACCTAGCCCTCCCCAATCATCTTAGCAATGTAAAAAAGTGGTTTGTAGAAGGTAGTGATCTTCTCCATTGGCATAGAGCAATATTCATGAATGCTCCTAACATTTCTGCTATTACAGGAGTGGGTAATTCAGGTATTGTTTACAGCAAAAAGATATGGAGAGAGATGGGTGGCTATCCTCTTGAGAATGCTGGATATGATATGTCTTTTGTAGTGAAGATAAAGCAAATGAGTAATAACATTGTGTTTGCTGATCCTCCTGATGATGAGGTGAGTTGGATATATGTATGGGGAGGAAGAGGCTATCATTGTAGTGGTATGGGTACAGACACTCCTGATAGACCTAGTGTGATGGTGAGGCACAGCGAGTATATTGAAAGTCTTAGAAGAATGAACATGATTCCTGAAGGAGATGTTTATTTGCAACCTCATTGGAAGCATGATTATAATGTTAAACTGAAACAGTTTATTAATGCTGGTTGAGTTTATAATCCCCACTTATTACAGACCCCATTTGCTAAAAGCAATGTTAGCAAGCCTTGTTGCCCAAACAGATGGTGATTGGGGAGCTCTTGTGATGATTGATAATGACAAGAATGAGGAAATTGAGAATGTGTGCACCATGTTTGAGGATGAGAGAATAAGATGGGCGTACATGGATAAAAGGTATAATGATTGGGGACATACGCCTAGAGAACAAGGTAAACAAATGTCTCAGGCTGATTACATCATAATGACAGGTGATGATAATTATTACACTCCAAACTTTGTAGAAGAACTAAGAAAAGCAACAGTGAATCTTCCAGCTCTTGTGTATTGGGATATGGTGCATTCTCATTATAATTATCAATTTTTTGGATGCCATCTTAACATGGGTCAGATAGACATGGGAGCTTTTGCCACAAGAAAAGATGTGGCACATGACATATATTTAGGTACACATTATGCTGCTGATGGATTTTTCATTGAAGAATTTAAGAAGAATCATAGACACAAGGGAGTGGTGAAGATTGACAAGGTTTTGTTTGTACACAATTAATTTAAAAATATGTTAGTTACAAAAAGAGGAATAACAATTAATGTTGCTGAAACAAAGCTTAATAAGAATTTCTGGACAGATCATTATAGTTACTGGGAAGAATCTACTTTCGAGTTTTTACAAAAGTATTGGAACAACGATAAAACTTTTATTGATATTGGTGCTTGGATTGGTCCTATATCCTTAATAGCAAGTAAGTATTCAAAAGAATGTGTATGTTTTGAACCAGACACATTTGCTTACGATGAGTTTAAACATAACATAGAACTAAATGGAATTACAAATATACATTTAGAAAAAAAGGCTGTTTCTATTCATCCAACAATAGAAATAGGATGTGAAGTACTTGGTCAAAGTGGAACAAGAGACTCCTGTAAACAAAATGTAATAACATGCGAATGTATTTCTATATCAGAAATACTTTCTAAATACAATTTGAATAAAGAGAATATATCAGTGATTAAGATAGATGTAGAGGGACATGAAACAGAATTGTTACAAGACAGAGTTCTTTGGGACTTGAATCTTCCTATACACATTTCCTTTCATCCTGGATGGAAAGAAAACAGAAAAGCTTTCTATGAGAGCGTTAAACCATTCCTTATTCACAAAGGAATCAATGTTTCTAACATAGAAAATTATGGAAACTTCTTTGATCTGACAATAGAATGAAAATCCCTATTGTTATAAACAACAGAGACTTGTACACATGGCCTGTAGCCATGGTTCACAGGATGATGAAATATGATGGTGTAGGAGATATTATTATTGTAGACAATGGTTCTACATATCCTCCTCTCATACATTGGTATGATAGACAAACACTTGTAGAAGTGGTGAGGTGTGAAAATCTAGGACATGGAGGGGCTTGGGTAAGTGGTGTTGTTGAGAGACTTGGGAGCAAGCATTACGTTGTTACAGACTCTGACATGGGGCTTGAAGACACTCCTGATGACACTCTTATGGTGTTGATGGAAAAGCTTGAAAAGCATCCATACATCAGGAAAGTGGGACTTGGACTAAATTGGCAAATAGTGAAACCTGAAAGCCCTTATTACAACAGACTCAATCTGTATGAAAAAGATAGATGGGAGAAGTCAAAAATAATGGATGATGTATATGTAGATGTGGAAATCGACACTACGTTTGCCATGTACAATGTAGACAGTTATTTCATAGGAGGAGGAAGCTTAACATTTCCTTATGTAGCAAGACACTGTCCTTGGGAGCTTACAAAAGCTGAATATGAAGCAAATGATGAATTCAAATATTACATAAAAAATGCTTCTCATTCTTCTTCTTATAAAACCCTCTTAGGATTGTAAATAAAAAAAGCCCTCGATCAAGAGGGCTTTTCTTTTAGAAGGCTTCCAAAGAATAGCTGTTCTAGACCAACCATTCACCTAGTGTGCATTGTGAAGAGGCATGTGAAGCCAATCATTTAGATAGTCTTTTCTGTTTCATAGGCCACATTTTACTCTTGAGCCTGAGCTTTGTATCAGCCTCTTTCATATAATTGTCCTTTGGCCTAGGATTATTCACTTTAGGAGCTTTCTTTGGCTTGCCGCTTTTCATTAGCAACCCATTTTACAGGTCTTCATCTTTCCTTTACCACTAGTGTTCTTACCAATGGTGCGCTTGTAAGAAGCGAGATTGGTGGAGGTGCTAGTCTTGGAAGGAGCAAGGGTTCCACCCTTTGCCATCTTTTTCATTTTAACAGGCTTTTTCATTGTATGTATTATTTAGATTTTTTAACCATCTTCTTGCCATATTTGGCTTTCCCCTTGGCAGCTACAATAATGTCAGCCCTTGTAACACCGGGATTCTTGTCATACCCAGCCTTTACAGACTTCATTCCAAGCTCACCACCACTCTTCATTTTCTTTTTAGGAGCTGATTTAGGTTTTTCAAACATCTTGTCAAACTCACGATTGTGATAATTAGACTTAGACCTAGGGATCATTGTTCCGGGAAACATTTCACTAGGAACAGAATCCTTACGACGATAGTCAGCTTCTGTGAACACCCTCATAGGAGGAGATTTCTTGGCAGGAGTCTTTGCTCCTTTTTGAGCCTTTTTAATAGTTTTTGCCATTATGTATAATTTTAATTATCAACAATTCCATTTCCTCAAAGAGAGAGCTTTTCTTGTAGGCTTACCATTAGGTTTTTTCATAGGACCAGGCATTCCTGACATTCGAGCACAAAAACTTTTTCTACGTTTAGCAGCTTTACTCCCAGGTTTCAGCTTGGAAGGTTTAGTGGTGACAGCCATGGAAAGTTTGCTACCGGGATTTTCCCTTCTGTAGGAAGCAATTCCTTTCTTATTGAGACCTCCAGTGGGACTCTTCCCTTCCTTGCGGGTCCAAGCAGCAGTTTTTGCCATGTTATTTCTTTTTAGCTATTTTACCACCACTCCTTTTTTGCAAAGACTTTAGTGTAGATGGAACATCTTTCCTAGAAACAGTTTTTGAACTATTTTTAGTCACTTTATTCAAACCAAGTTTATCAGATTCTCCCTCTACAGTTTTCATTTGATAACTAGGTTTTCCTTTTGAATACCCAGATGTATCAATAGATTCTGTTTTATATTTATAAGGTTTTGCCAAACCGCCTACAGTGGTTCTTTCTTTTTCTGTTCTAAACACACCAAGTCCCTTCCTAGTTCCTTTTACAACAGACCTACCATCTTGAGCTTTCTTAATACTCTTTGCCATAGCTATTTCTTTTTGCCTTTGTATTTATAATCAGGATTGTCCTTGTGCCATTTCTTTGTGGAGGCCACTCCCTGCTTCACTGTCTTAGCTCTACCAATTCTAGTGAGGTTGATGGTGTCCCATTTTCCTTTATCCATTGTGGGATGGTTCACCATGATGTCTCCCTTCTTACTCTTAGGAGTGTCTTTCTTAGCTTTATACACTACGTGGTTCTCACCACCAGCTTTCACCTTCACCTTTCCACCTTCTTTTAGTGTAGAGTCTTTGAAAGGTCCTTTCTTCTTAATAAGAGGACCATTGGGAACAGGTGTTATTGCTCCTTTTATGGAAGGTATGGTGTCCTTCTTTTTCACTTCTTCTTGGCCATTTTGCGGAATGTCTTTGCAAGATTGTATCTCTTGCTTCCCGGCTTACATGTAGGACCTCCAAACTTAGAGCCTGTGCATACACCTTCAGTGCCTCTACGTTTAATAGAGGCTGTTGCTGATTGTATCCACTTTCCTCCTTTAGCTTTAGTTACAGTTCCTCCAGTTTTTCTTTTCGGTTTTTCATATGCTTCAGCATACCCTAACCTTTTTTGAGTCATTCCAAATTGAGGATCATATTGAGTTTTACTTTTAGGTAGACCTTTTTTAATATCACTCACTCCTTTAAAATAACCAGATCTATAGTCAGCACTATCCTTTGAAGTTGGTTTATCTGTCCAACTTAAAAGATTTATATTACTATATTTAGGTTGTTTCAAACCTTTTTGAGCTTTTTTAATCGTAGCCATGACTATTTCTTTTTAACCTTTCCACCCTTCTTCATGTTACCAAGAGTGCGTTCTTGCACCTTTGTCCAAGCACCTTTAGGATCAACCATAGGAGCTTTTGTTTTCTTAGTGGCTACACCACCAGCCTGCATTTTCTTTGCAGATTTTTTTACATGAGATGACATTTTATTTCTTTTTACTTTGAGCCTTAATCTTCTTCTCTTGCTTGAGCATTTGAGCAGTGGGTTTTTTCCCACTGCCCTTATTGGCCCTCAAATTATCCCAAAGACCGCGTTGGGAATAAGAGCCATCAGCTCTCTTAATCATTTCCTTCTTTGCCATAATTAGGAGAGTTTACCTTCAGCCTTGAGCCTACCATAAATAGCAAGGAATGTACCTACAGCAGAGACAGCTTGGCTGATGATGACAGCTACATTGCCTTCTGCAGCTTTGACAGCTTCAGCATACGCTTTCAATTGTTCGAAATCAGCATTCGGAGGAAGCTGTACATCAGGCACTTTGAGCACCTCTGTAATAACAAAACCAAGAGCAGCTACAAGAATGCCCCAAATGGTTTTTGATTGATACCATGCTTTTGTTTCCATTGTATTGTTTGTTTTAATTGTTAGCTTCCTGTTCAACAGCTGTTCCTTCTTCTACAGCTTTTGCTAGTTGGTTATGGATTATTTCATTTGCTTCAATGGCTAAGAAGATTTTCTGTGCTTCGGGAGAAGAGAGAATGGTTCTAATAGCTGTCATTATAAGCCCAAATTCCTGACCATTGAATACAAACTGAGCATTTGGTTCCCAAGTGTAAGGCTTGGAAGGGTCAAACTTTGCCATGTTATTTGGTTTTATTTAATGCGTAAATGTATATTATTCAATTGAAATATCAAAGACAATTGTTCCTCCACTTGATTTAATACTTTTAGAAAGATCGAGTCTGATGTTCAACATTGTGTGGAATTTCAGAATCTCTTCCAAAAGCATTTCAGAATATTTGGGAACAGAAGGAACAAGCCTAAAGTGATAGCTGTGTGGATTCTTAACTATCTCCATAATAGCCATCTCATCCACTGAGCTGATGATTCCCTCCAAATGTGATAGATAGGCAAGTTCATTATCCACCATCACCTTTGGAAAGAACTTTGTCACTATTTCCATCTCAGCTCAGTGTTAGGAGATATTTCGTCTTGCTTGCTTTTCCACTAAGTTCCTGAGCCATGTTTTCTACATCGCAATAGTTGTTCTCACCAGCCCATTCATACAATTGGTATGACCAGCTCATAAGCTCTGCCACCACTGTATTGGAAGAAGCTCCATCAACAATAGCCTCAGCTTTATAGGCTTTGGGCCTCTTATTCATGTACCCCATAAGCTTCTCCATGACATCATCTTTGAAGTCTTGGACATATTCATACAGCTCTCCAACAGCCTTATGCTCTGCATAGCTGTTTGTTTGCCAATGAATTAGATGGAGTTGCTCATGAAAATACGTGAGCTTGCTGGCGATGGTTTCCAATGTCATTCCATTGCTCTGCAACATT